CAAATTCAGTTTAAAATCTAAATCTTTGCTTGAGTTAATTAAACTAGAATGTAGTTCAGTATAATGTTTAGGTGTGCCATACGCACTCATACCCATTAAGATGTATTCTTCATCTAAGGGTTTTAACCCAACTCTTTTAGTCATTGCTGAGTAGAACAATCCAATACTATCAGGATATGTTTGGCTATATAACTTCTTATATACTGCTTTACCATTGCTATTGTAACGTGCATCCCAAATAGTAATGGTGTCGAACTCACCAATAGCATCAATCACAACTACAGTAGCATCAACAAAATCACTGGTTTGAAAACCACCTGCAGCATGACTCATGTGATGATTATGAGTATGATATTTCTTGTTGCCCAACAACGTTATTGCACCATTACTTAATTGAAACTTAGGACTCAAACTTGCTAGTTTAGGATTTTCACTTGATCTGATTTGACGTAGAAATTTTAACCAAGGTCTTTCGTAATAGTGAATCTCATAATCATCATTAACATAATGCATGGCATCAGTTACAATATCACTAGTGATTTGCTTGTCGTGTTTTATTTTGGTATAGCGTTCACTATGCCCGGCAAAAACTACATCGCCCCTGCGATTGATAACACTTAATGCGGCATCGTGGAAGCCTGAACTTATTCCAATATAGTCCATATTAATAAATGAAGGGGTCTTTCTTCTTCAACTCTTTAAGTTTTTTACGGTACTTGTACTCACGCACAATCTTAAACCACAATTCTGAAAAAAAGTTACGCATATTATTTAATTTGTGAAAAGACATAATCAACAATCACTTGTTGATGGTATATTCCGGGGTGTGCAATCTCTGATCCGGGTTGTATGTCTCGTGCTTTATCAATATTGATATCATACTTGTCCCCATAGTTACATAGATTAAGAATAGGTAAGTCGGGATTACGTTCCCAAAAACCATCAGTATCTTGCCAACTAGTAACTTCAATTAATTTGATATCTGCAAGTTTACACAACAACTTAACATTATCTCGGTAATAGGAGAACTTTCTAAGTTGATTTGAGTTTTCTGTAATATATTCTTTGAATGATTCGCGCCAATGTCTAGCTGTAGATTCTAGTGCTGGTAAGAAAAAATGCATTTGATCGTGTTCCCAAAACAAAGTTCGTGATGTTTGGGGCCAATTAACAACAATAAACTTAGGATATGTCTCAACATTATTTAAATAATGGGTGATGTTGTAAAATACAAAATCAGGACTTGCACCACCAATTGCACCGTTAATGTAATCAATACCCAATTGATTAGCAATTCTATAACTGAATGTTTCTTCTAGTTCCAAACCAATGCCTACAGTATTACTACATCCAAAAAAAGCAATGTGGCTATCATAGTTAATTTCATGCAATTCTTTATTCATTCTGTAGCCAAGATAATTAAAATGATAGTGTAGTGTTTTATCAGCGTAGTACCACTTTGGCCCATACTTTTTCTTGTTCTTTAGATAGGTATCTTCTGAATCAGTATGTGCAAAGTTAGATGAACATGAACGTAGTCCATCATGCGGGGTCATAATCAATTCACTCAAAATTCACTCCATGTTTTATATAGTTCTGCGTATTCTGGGAAGGTTTTGACAAAGTTAGTACCTCTTCTTTTATCATGTTCATCTACAAACTTGATAAAATCTTTTCTATGCTTGACCAATAGATTGGCGTCAATGCCTTCTTTAACAAGAGTATATATGCGTTTAAGTTTCTCTAGTTCAATTTCATTAAAAACATAATTGTCAATGTTTGCTTCCATATATGCGATTTGTTCTTCAATGTAATGAAGATGGTCTTGATCCATAATGAATGCTGTTTGATGTTCAGGGAAGCGTAGATAATGATTATCTACTAGAATACGTTTGTTGGTAGTGGTTCTATACTCTAAGATGATTTTAGTCAAGTCTTCTAGCATCAATTTGTATGATGGGATACTGAGAAGATTATAAGTACACATCACCGTGAACTCTAATTTTTCATTCTTACTCAATGCATGACGAATGTTATTAAGCCATTGAAAGTAATGCATACCATGACGAATATACTCTGCTTGTTTACCATATGCTTCTGCACTAGTAAATATTTTGATTCGTTTAAGTTTGTTTTCGTTGAGAATGATGTTGACTTTTTCTAAGAAAGTTTCAAGCAATTCCCTAGGAGGATTCATGTTAGTGTTGATTGCAACCTCAAGATTAGGATTAGGATTCTCAATGATATAGTCTAATAGCTTGAATGTATTCTTGTTTAGTAATGGTTCGCCACCAGTGATTCTAAAATACTTTAAGTTCTTATACATGTCAGGGAACCATTCCCAAAATGCATCAACATATGGGTTCTCATCTTTGTTTGGAATAGGTAATGCATTCTGCCCTTTTAACCAATTTAAGTTGTTAAACTTTTCGCTAGTTGGATAGGGGCCATAACGCTCAATCTCTTCCATCCATTGACTACTAATGTGAGGAGCACAGTAACTACATTTAAAGTTACACACGTTTCCAAAACTAACCTCAACATAACTAGGATCAATATTTTCATCCCAAGACTTGCTCAGTACTTCGTTTATATAGGGTCTAGCCCAATACTTGTCCGCACTCTTAAACACTCTATCACTTGTTTCACCTGCATCCTCGATACGCCAACAGTAATCACATTCTTCAGGGCGTTTACCTTCAAGCATTAACTTACGTTGCTCTTTTTTGTAATCGCTGTTATGTAATGCGGTCTTGTTACGTTTTAATTCTTCAATTGAAACGTGATGTGTTGCAGGGTGATGGCAACTATGTGTATGACCATTTTGCAAATGCATTGTCACTTGCTTCCACTTTGCTACACAGAATGATGGGCTAATCTCATTCAATTCATTAGTAAATTCTTCTACCTGTTTCTTTAACTCGTCTTGCATTACCAGCCCTCTATTTTTCTAATTACATCAATCTCTTTAACGAGAGGACCTAAGTTACGTTTGTCTTTGTTATAGTGTCGCTTAAAGAAACGACTTTGTTCACGGTCTAGTGTATTGATTGGCAAGTCTAGCTTATTGCGTAAACTATTACCAAATAACTCTGCGTTAATTCTTGGGTCGTTATCTTTATGATCTTGCCATAACTTTTCTAGGTTATCAAACCATTGAACTTGTATAGGGTCAAAGTCTTGTGTCATTGTCATGTGTGTGCCAAGTCTTGCACCGTAAATAGCCCACATGCCATTTTCTACGTCTGCGCCTACATTGTGCCAAATAGTTAAATTGTCTAAGTTACGACTTGGTATACGTTTAAATTCATTTACATTGGGAACTAATCCCCCAACTAAACACATCTTAACACCCTCACGAAATCCTGCACGCCATGCCTGAAAGGGTGTGTAGTTTGGATATGTTGTACTGTAACAGTCGTTCATACTCCAATATAAACTGTTGTTATAGTCTAAACAAAAGTCAACAGTTGTTTTACTATTGCCATCACTGTTTTCATGTGTCTTCATGTTCATAACATATTCTTTTGTCCATGAACTGATGCCACCGTTACCATACACTAAGCCATTGATATTGTTTCTAGCTTTCCAACGATATTGTGCGTTGGTGTATGATTCGTCTTTATCCGAATAGTCCAGTATTAGGTCAAAGAAACTACCATCGGGGATGTTGTCACCGTCAATTAAAATAAATCGTTCAGTATCAGATTCTTCTGCGGCTCTTTTATGAGCCGCATCACTGCCCTTAACGCCGTCGACACGTCTGGCCCAGGGTACCATGTTTTTAATCTTGAGCCAAAATTCTTCTTTTTGTGGTTCATCATAGCTAAGATATACACAAGCCAAGTCTTGTATTTCAATTTTCATAAACTGTTAAGTCCCAATAAACTGGATCGGTTTCATCAATTACCAGTATGTTTTCTCTGTGACACATTGTGCCTTTATCTTTAGGGATTAGTTTTAGTATATGCGTACCTGCTGCTAATACAACAGCTTTATTGTCAATCACCCGCACGTCATGCCTTGCTGACATATAGGTTATTTTGTCTATTACTACATACTTTCCCTCAAGGTCTTCAGTAGTATAGCATACAATTTTACCTGTGTCATCATAATAAAGACGATATTCAACCATAATGTTTACTCAATTTATAACTAAAATTTTTAATGTGATAGTGAAATGGGTAACATTGTGGGAATGTTTGTACCCGTAATGGGTCGGTAAACTCATATGTCAATTCGTTTGTCCAATTGTCACCTATTGTATTGATAATAAACTTCTTCATATGCACCATACTGAATTGAGTAAATTCAGGCATTGTTGTTTGTTCTACGCCAACCAAATGACAAGCAATACTATATACCCAATCGGTGGTTGCAGGCTCATTTGGATCACATTTAAAAATTTGTCTATACTCATCCCAATTTTCAAATATGTTTCTGACTGTGGTGTAAAACTGTTCTGCTACATCGCTTTTTTTAAAGTACGTGATTGCGTTATATACATCAGGTAAATTGTTGTCTTCTATAAATTTACGATATACTTTAACATCAGATACTTCTCCTTTATAATTTCGTATAGTAGTGCTTATTACCACATCTCTGTCTTTTAGTACATCCCACCAATAGCTGATATCATTGGGTATATACATATCAGCTTCAAGTTTGATAGTGTATTCATAAGGGCTTGCATCATATACTTGCCAATCGTTGATAAGTTTCCAATCACTATCAGGAGCTTGATCTCCGTAAGGCAATACATCAAGAATAGTGACGTTAGCATCCGGCATTGCTTTTAGAATGCTATTCTTTAATACCTCTGCACACTTAACATAATCAACACTATCTGTGTTTTGTGCTACTATTACAAATCCTTTATCCATTTATTATCTCTGTAAAATTTGTTTTGTTAAGCATATGAAAATCAATATCTTTGATTTTTATATACTCAGTACGTTTAACTACTCTAGTAGCAACGTAGTTGGTGTCAAATTCATCACCAATTTTATATAGTTTTGTTTTTTCATTCACGTGCAACAAGTTCCAAGGAATATAGTTAGTTGTATCTTCTAATCCACCATTGACAATATGCAATGCAATAGCAAGCGCATAATCGTTTCTATACGGTACGGGTACGAAACTGTATAGATTACTATAGTGTATATAGTTCTCTTGTATCATTTTGATACAGTCAAATATTTGTTTTGCTTTATCTGTTTTTTTAAATGCAATGACAGTAGCCCAAGGACAACTAAAACTATTTGTACTAATAATATCTATCGGGGCATCAGGAAACATCAAATAGATTGCGGTTTTAGCGCACATGAAATCGGTATAAGTATCAAAAATTTGATTTAGTTTATCGGTGTTGACTACATAATCACTATCCAAAACCAATGTTTCGTCATACGGTGATAGTTCGTATGCACGGTATCTATCTTTGTTTTTCCAAACATCTTTTTGTTTATAGTTATCTGATTGTGCAGATACTAACAACACATTATCAAACTGATATGATTGGTTGCTAGGTAGGGATTCTTTATCCGTAACTAGTGTCACTGGTAGATTTAAAAAGTGATTGACTCGTTTAGCACAATATACTGCCATATCATAATAGTTGGTAGTATCATTGTTGAATGCAAATAGTAGTACACCGCGACTCATCTGGTATTCTTTAATTCTTCAAATTCATTATACCAATCTTCCATAACTTTGGTATATACATTCTTTGTTTTTGCTAACAGTGTTGGCCTGTTTACTTTGATGGGATTTTTATAGTCATCTAACAGAATTATTATATCATCATCTAACGTACTCAACAATGAGATAAGTTCTACACTGGCGCGCCATAACCCATTTTGGTCAGCAAAAATCAATTTGCTGGTATATTTGTCATTGAGGTATGTTTTAGATGCATTGAAGCTGAAACGAGCTTTAGCATCTGCGATTAAAGTTTTTGTATCCATGTGAATATTTACATGGATACATCTTTACCATTATTTTTATATGTACGATTGACTTGCTTGAACTAAATATGTTCCCCATGCTTTTACCAATGGAGAAGATGACCCAGAATCTGAAGATAGTGCTGGTCTTACAATAGTTAACGCAATTTGTGTTCCCACACTTACAAACAGTGTTGGTGGAATTTCACTCCAAATAACTTCAATAGTAACACTGCTACCATTGTCATTATTCCCACCTTGTGTACCATTTGTGTTAGCACGTACAGTAATGGATGAACCTAAATAATTAGAATAAAAACCTGTATCCATGCGTTGTTTGAATATTTCTGTACTTGCTGCGGTTAGTCCATAATATCCTGCTTGTGCTAGGAAAGAATCAGGGACTGCACCTTGTTGAGTAATAACTTGTGTAAGTCCTTGATAATCCACACCTGCAATATGTGTAGTTGATGGACTTAAACCAGGAGCACTTATAACCAATGTACCTATTTGTTGGCATAACAATCTAAACATACTATCCAACGGTGTACCAGTAGGATGCGACATAGATAGTTTTAATTGTCCGCCTGCATTAAAGAAATATCTTGCTGCATCCCCACTTGAGAATTGAACAGTAAATGTATAAACTGCTTGATTAGACCAACGTTGAGTTGATGTAATTATAGCCGGAGTAGTTGATACTTGACTTGCCGCATTCAAATAGTTGCTTGATAATGTACTGATGTTAGTTGAGATACTAGAAATATATCTAATTAGTGCCTGTGCATCACTACCACTGTTTGACGGTACGTAATCTGGTTGAGTAACATATTGAGAACTAGGACTTTGCTGTGCTGCCAAAGCAGATATCACTGAGAGGATAGAATCCCATTGTGATGCAGTAACTTCATTGCCTTTAGTAACTAACGGAATAGCTGTTTGACCTAACCCTTGAGGTCCAGAACCAGTGGCCCATAACGTATTAAGCTGGGTAGCAAAAGTATTATAGTCAGAAGCCTGAATTAAGCCATTGGTTATGTATGACATTTAAAATCCTTACTTAGTGATTGACACTACTGCAAGAACAACACCGGCTGTCATATCTGTTTTATCTTCTAAAGCACGACCAATAACGTTAAATGCTGTCATTTCTTCTCTCTTAGCAGCACGAGCATATCCTCTAATACCCGCACTGACCAAACGTTGACCTTTTTTGACTTTACCAATTACTTTAACTGGTACACGACCTGATACAGCGATTGATGGATGTGTTTCATCACTACCAGCAGCACCGTTCATAGTGAAACCAGCTGTGGTAGAAATAACCCCGAATACATCTTCGCTTAAATCAGTTTCAACAGCAGTAATTTCTTTATCACCGCCAATTTCAACGACTGTACCTGCATCATATATAGCGTCGGCTGCAAAGCGTTCTGCCAAGTCAGCATATGTTGCATTGATGCGTGATCCTGTCTCTAACGTCCACACACCTTGAATTGTGCCTCCACCTGCTAGTCGTGTTGTTGTAACTTGAGTAGGTGCAATGTTACCAGTAAACTGTGTAATAGCATTTGCTCCAGTTAAGAAATCACTGACATTACCGTTATTATATGTACCGGTTGGGTTGAATGGTGTACCGTCAGCATTCATGTAGTTACCGCATTTGATACCAAAGCCAGTACCAAAAACAATATTACCTGATGTTACAGTTAGTGCATTACCTACGCCATCTACGTTCCATTTACCTGTCAAAAGACCTGGATTAGCATTTGAACCAGTTGAAACGATTCTAGTATTAACTACGTTTGCATTAGCAGTAGTAATAGTTGCAATGTTTGTTGATAATCCAGTAGAAACTGTCACAGATCCAACTGTGATAGTCCCAGCAGTTAATAGATTAGTAACGTTAGCATTGTTTGATGTTACGATATCACCGGTGATAGTAACATTACCCAAACTTGTTGCCCCTGCACTTGTAGCACTAGTTAATGTAATCCAATTACCCGCGACGGTTGTACCGTCTGCTGGGCAAATATTTAATGTATTTGTAATTGTGTTAAACCACAATTGACCTTTTAGTGGGTTTGAAGGAGGAGTATCATTTGCGAAATTCTCCAACATTCTCACAAAGTTAGTGTCTAAAGATTGACCATAACCTGCATAGTTGCGTCCAGGAAGTCCCAGACTAGTACTAGTTGTATTAATTGTACCGTCTTGAATAGTTGTAAGAACCGTTGAATTATCGCTTCTTATGATTGTATATGACATTTAAATGCTCCGATATCTTATATTTATCTTAAACCGTAACCAAGTTAGTTAGGGTCTGAATTCTGATTGTGTAATCAATCTGTATTTGACGATTCAATGCTTTTTGCACTGGGTGAAAGATAACATGAGTCATTAATTGAGTCAATATGTTACCTGAATTGTCTGTTCCATAATAGCCCAAAATACCCAATTCGTCAAAAACGTATGGACTGTTTACTGATGTGCTATTGTCAAATGCCATTTGACCAGATGGTTCACCGTAATCTAACAAACATTGAATGACAATATCTGTATAAACTTTTCCTGAAAGATGGCTAATCGTCATCTTGTTTCTAGATGGGTTTGTATTTAAAATATTTGTGTCATCAACCACTTTGTCATATGTTTGATTGTACAAACTAGCATTTGTACCTACTGTGTTCGGTGGCAAATATGTAATGATACCGGTTTGGTCAATACTTGAACCACCGTTACCAAAAGCCATCTTATAGATAGTTCCTGTACCTCTATTAGATAATGAATTTGCAATACCAATACTTATATTCTCATAATGGATCGCATTGTCTTTATCTACAAAGACTTCCCCGTTGTTTGGGTCGTGAATCTTTAAAAAACCCCTAATTGAAATGGGTAGCAAGTTGTTTAACATTAATTGTCGCCTCGTTTGTGTACTAATACTTCATTGGTATTAGGATCGAATATCTTAATACTTGAACTAAAATAAATGCCTGAAAGTTCGTTAAAACCTCCCGATTCACGAACCGGGGGATTTGTTGTTTTCTGCTGATTTGTATCTTTGTTCTCGGAATTCATAATCTATTATTTATCTCTTATCTATTTCCGGAATTTAAGAATTCAGCCGCAGTTGTTGTGCTAACTGATAATGGGTCACCAAACGCAACATAGTTAGAACTATTCCACAACACAGAAAGCTGACTTGGGTCAAGTTTTCTAGCAGGACTTAGACTATAAACATAATCATATTGATGATGTGTAGTAGTAACTGTATTTTGTGCGTTTCTAGTCAATCCTGAAATGATATTTGTTGAAGGATCAACACTAGCAAATTGGATTCTTTCGCCATTAGTTTCTAATAAATTACCAACATATACAGTTAATTTAACAACATCGTTGACAGCAGTATTTGGGTCATCAAACGAAATACCGTATGATCCCAAGAATCTTTCAAATTTAATATTCTCTGCTGGAATTGTGGTTCCTTTATTAATATTAAATGCCGTAACATACGTAATAGCATTGGTGTCGAAATCAGTCAAGAAACCAATATCACTGTCGTTGTAACTATTAATCAAAGAACTAATTTGAGTAACAGTTTTAGTGACTGATATTTCTTCAACTAGTTTAGAAATATCATTTACAAACATTTCGGTATCAGTTAACCCGAGATCAACTGTTAACCAAGTTCTATCAGTTGGATTTGCTCTATAAGCTGACTGTACACCTGTCTTATCAACTAGTAACTTGAAGCCTGATGGGTTAGGACTTCCACCGTCAACAAACGCAGTTACAATAACTTTGTCACCGTTATATAATCCATAAACAGTTAATTGGTTGCTAGCACCATAGATATATGCTGTAGATGGCAAACGTCTTCCGTTTAATGTCACCCATGATTTAGTTTCATCAGTATATGTCATATTGGGCATTGGGTTAGGTACTGTTGGATAAGGAACAGTTATCACCAAATTACCGTTGTGTGATGCTGTTGCTGTAGTCGTTGATGCAAATAATCTACTTGTATCATAGTATGAAGTATATGCAATCAAACGTGAATCATCAATAGAAGTTGTAAATGTTAATGTTGATCCGCTAATTGAGTACGCAGTTCCAGGAACTTGTCTGATGCCATCAATTTCCACAATGCCGTTAGCGGCATTCAACCCCGATGTAGGTAACGTCAATGTATATGTAAGGCTTCCACCTGATGCACCACGGAATGTTTGTGTCTGTGGATAAGAATAACCATACGGTGTTGAGTGATTAGGTGTAGTTAAATCACTGAATACTGAGTATAGAATCTTAGTGGAAGATTGGTCATATGCTGTGTTGAATTGAATTCGCATAGGTTGACTACCTGATCCAGTCTCGTAAGGTAATAGATCATAATCAACACCTCTCACTAACTTAGTATTACTTGTAGTAGTTTGTACAAAGATCAATGGATCAGTTTCAAGCGATTGAAATAATACATCCAACAAAATCATACTATGACCAGTAACATTATCAACACGGAACGGTATCAAATCAGAATTACCTCGAGTTAACTCAACACCGTTACCAACTTCATATACCTCAACCATCAATGACTGAGATACGTCAATTGGTATATTCAATGTGATAACTCTATTAAACCAATCTACAGTATATGTATATGGGTTATTAGGACTAACCGTTATGTTTTCATAAACTCTAGTATAACCTGCATATGTAGGATCATAATAGAACACTGCAATTTGAATAGGATTGATTACCACACCATTAAAACTAAATTGATTATTAGCGTCGGGTCTACCTAAAACTTGAGTCATGCTAAAGCCAGAATTTTTATACCATTGAAGCCCTGTATTATCAATATCCCAATATGCGCTAGGCGCAGTATTTACTTGCATACTAATAGCATCTGATACGATTCCGGGTACTAGTTCTTCTGGTCCATAACCAAACAAGAAGTCATTGCCTTTAACAATATATGTAGGATCTTCTGATGCTAGACTAGATTGACTTACCCAGCTGATTCCATCAATACTACGAAGGATAGTATCATTGTCACCCACAGCATAGAAGAAATTACCATCAAACGTTACATTGTGCAAATTTTCTGTAGTAATAGAACTGTTAGATTCTTGTACCCATGTTTTACCATCACTAGATTTTAAGATTAAACCAGGATCACTTGCCCCGGTACCTGTCTTGTTACCTACAGCAACAAACAAATTATTACCATAAGCAACACTATTAATCTTTGCAGTAATAGTTGTTCCTGCAATTGTTGCTGCGGACCAATTGTATGAGTTTACACTATAGAAGATTTGAGCGTTATCGCCTACAATAACAATCAATGAGTTACCGTGAGTCACGCCAGTTAGTGCATATTGTGAAAGTCCAATTGGATGTGTGTTCCATGTAACACCATCAATACTTGTTATAATTCTAGTAATAGGATTAATGATAGGAGCTGAGGTGTTTATACCAGAAATAATCTGACTTCCCAAACCAACTGCAATATAACCAATATATGCAGGGATATTAACGTAGTCAATGTCATTCAACACGTTTGTTAATCTACTATTGAATTGGTACAATGTGTTCCATTTCAATGCATCGGTGCTACTAATAATTTGTGTACCAACCGCATAGAAAGCACCGTTTAAGTACTTAACTTTTTGCAATGGTATAGTAGGAGCAGTGATTGCAGATACATCAAATTCACCAATATCATAACGCAGGTCATCATAGTTCTCTTGTGATCCTATAGTTAACCAATTACCTAAATCAAAGCTAACCATCAATCCTGACGTAGATGTGTTAGTAGTTATCACATATGTATATTGATGATGCGCTATACCTGTACCAGGATCAGTTGTAATCAAATCATGTGATGCGATACTAGTTACACCCAATGGTATCTCAGACAATGTAGTTGTATACCAAATTGTAGAATCAGCACTTCTAATTATAACTGTTTTAGTCGGTGTGTCTACTACCGCTAGATACTGTGAGTTATCATTAATAATTGATTTAATGTTAGGGTCAACTGGATAGAAAGGTCTGTCAACTAGAGTAGCATCTAATGGTAGTTGATCTGTTGCACTGAACTTATTACCATAATATGTTGGATTAGGATAAGTTACACCTTTCAACAACTGTTGAATGTCTTTAGCAGGCATATCAAATGATGGTTGATAGAACCCTTCAATTCTGTCTAATGCATTTAGACCAAAATCACTTTGACTTATAGGTACCCACTTAGTAGGATCAAAATATGAATCATGATTAGTCTCAATACACTGCCAAATTGTATTTGCATAGCTTGTTAATGAACGAGTTGAATATTCAAAGTTCATATTGCTATACAACGGTTCTGGCAAGAACGCATAATCTGTTCCTGGATAACCGTAACCATTTGAAGTATAAGATGTTGAACCGTCCCAAATGAATGATGATGATGGAACTTCAACTTTTAATGTTGGGTCAAAATAGATACCCAATTGTGAGTCATTGATTGCTTTAACATAATATTGTTGGAAGTCGTTAACGGGTGTTCCAGTAACACTTACCAAATACACTGATGAGTCATTATTGACCTGTATTATTTGAATAATAGCATCATTTGTGTAATTTGTTCCACCTAGATATGAACCCAATACACGTAATGTTTGTCCTTGAGTATATCCTGTACCGCCTGCAATTAAAGTAACAGTATAGTTGTTAATGATTTTTCCATCATTGAATGTAGGTCTAGTTACCATAAACTGAGCGCCACCGGTATCAGTAAACAAATAACCAGCATGTACACGATAGAAATACAGTTGTGTACCATTAACTTGACCAGGTAATAATCTACTATATGAATAGTCAACTGAAATTACCGCACCACCTGTACCAGATGATTGTAATCCTAATATTGGTAACACTGCACTTTGTAAACTTGTAGTGTCTACAGTTGCAGGTGTACCCAACACTTGATATGTTAAAATTTTACCTGACCCATTAACTGATGTTACAAAGATATAGCAATTATTTGCGCTACTTCCTTCTAAATGTAGTCCGGATATAGTTATAATACTACCGGTAAAGTTTGATAATGCTTGAGTTAGTGTCCATGATGATACCCAAGCACCAGAATTATACCCAGAACCCCCTGTAGTTAGGCTAGCCTCATATATTCCTGCTTCCACCCAATTCAACACAGTGAATGTGGCACCAGAACCACCTAAGGGACTAACAGTACTAGCATCTAGACCAATCGTATAAGTTGCAGAATAGCCCAAAGTGCGATCTGTGTTTACACTTGAAGATGCATTGTGAAAAGCACTTGACCAATATTGATTTGGTGTCCAAGGAACTACGGTTGATCTATAACTTGTTCTATCAAATTTAAGTGTAGTTCTAAATCCACGAACCTGCGAATTATTTGCATAAACAACAGCGTATGCACATACACCAATACTATGAGTATATCCACTAGATAAATTCTCAACAGGAGTAAACGTGATAGGATTTACTTTTCTTAAACTATCTCCATAGCTTTTGTGGAATGAAATCAAAGATAGACCAGTAACTTGTTGATAGAATACGTTGATATAATAGTTTCCATCGGGAATAAATGTTAATCCATTAGTACCACTACCAACTGATCTTACTAAATCACCAGTATTAAACTCAGAAGTTCCTAAAACAATAAAACCGTTATTGTTAATAGCACTAGTAGAGAATGCAAATGTGATACTTGGGTCAATGATAATTTCAGGTAATACAACATACCCTTGTCCTGGATCATTTATAGTAATACCAATAACTTTATCACCTGACATGATTGGTGACAATACTGCAGGGATTGACGGTGCAGGATAAATTGTTGTATCAATATATGCGACAATGTTAGGAATAAATGTATATCCCCTACCTTCATTCAATAATGTTACACTAGGTATATCCATAATAATTTGAACGCCCGGGATATGGAATGTAGGTTGAGTGGCATTCAATCCTCTATTGAGACCGGTCAGTATACCATTTTCTCTATCAATACCTGTATAGCTAATCAATTCAGAATCTACAAGAATAATACCCTCGACTGGCATACCCCTTGCATTATCAACATATAATACAGTGTCATTAGGTCTTAGATATTGGTTAACAAACGCAACTACAACATCAGGACTATCAACTAAAGATAACCCAAAGTTGTCATGCCATCTGATGAATTCAGGTGAACTAGACCAGATTGGATCAGAATCTTGATATTCAAAACTATTAGTTGGACCTTTAAATGTCAATTGAGGTGATACAAATCTACCTAAATTACTATCAAAAAATGTTGGTAAGTCAAAGTCTGATATGGTACCTGTAATAGTATCTAATGCAGAGTATTCTAATGTGAACTCTTTGATAACCACATGATATGGCTTTATTTCATTCAAATAGCCTTCTAATAATCCCAAGTTATCTGAACGATACTTAGTATCCTGTGCTAAGGTTCTTACATTATAAGTGATATCTGCAAAACTTGTTTTGTTCAACCAAGGTAAGTAACCATTTGAAGAAACACTTTCGCTAGAGATAAATTCAAACATCAAGATCAACGCTTTATTTCTATATGCAAATAAATCGTTAACGAAAATCTGTTCAAATATACCACGAACAATGTAACGAGATTCTACTGTTGGGTGTGCATCAAATCCTGATGCATCAAAGAAGTCATTACCAAAACCAATCTTGTTATTAGCATAATCATACAAGCTACTTAAGAAGTTGATAGTTCCGTCTTGTAATCCAACACGATTCCATACACTATTTGTGTATACATAGATTTCTCGTTTACCTTTACCATTCTTTGCAACACCTACAATCATACCTTCATATGCACTGAATGTTAGTAAATCAGAATAAGTTTGAACTTCTAGGTTAGTTTTAGTAGTGCTGGAATAGCCAGTAGCATACCAATAGGTATATTCCCAATAAATTCTGGTGTCAAAAGTATCACTGTATTCACTTAACAATGTTAAGTTTTCAATCTCACTGATTGGATAATTTACAATAATATTATTTGTGAATTCAATGAAATTTTTCAGTGCAGCAAATCTATCAACAAACATACTTTGACGTGGTCTAATGTTTGTTCCAATTTGTAACATCTTAGGTAATATTGGGTCGGGTACAACTGCACCAAAACTATCACTACCTGCAAAACTATCAATCAATTTCTCATAGACACCAGTTGGATCAGGATTTCCTCGTTTAGCATCAGGGAATCCTGATAAGAAGTCTTCAGGATAATCTGTTCTAATTAACTTATAATCAATGTGAGCAGGGGTATCATTAGTACTTGTACTAAAGCCAATATGCAAGTTAGTTGTCAATCCATTGATATAGTTATTTGCATTATAGATACCATATGTATTTGAACGTAATGGAACCATAAATGCTATACCAGAATTAGTTGGATTAGCAATATATTGAGAAATTGTATAATCGCTTAATGTTTTTCCTTGTAATGCATACAATTTGTTTGTATTCTTGACCCAATAATAGTACATAGGCACGATTGCATGATTAGCATCAGTTACGAATGTCACTGCATACTTAGAAACATCATACGGTGTTCCGGTTGTATCTTTGTATAAATTAGGTGGGTTCAGTGATTCTACCCAAGTGTAAACATCTACACTGCTTCCTGGGAATGTTTGTCCCCAATATTTGCTGTTGTATGAAACATCATTTTGATGATAGTCTAAGAATCTACTTGTAGATACATCAAACCAAATACTACCAACTTGATTTTTATTCCATACAATCTTGCCTTTGTTATAGTTTGCACTATTGTATCCGGCTGGGTCAATTGAAGTAGTGTAGTCAATGTTTTCTGCCACAGCCCCCAAGAACTTACCTTGTAAAGGATCAATATAATCTAAAGACAATAGTGTCTTATCATTTGTGTTATCAAACAATTGAACTTTTTGTACTTTGCTAATATCTACAATACTATCAGGGTAGCGATATGTAGTCCAGTTACTTGTACCTATACTGTTTCTGTACATTACAACTTTACCACCGGCAGTATCTAACTTGAAGTTAGGTGCACCAATCATTAACAAATTGTCTCTAAAGTCTAAGGCATTACCATACATAGGCAATGTACCATAATCTTGTACGGTATCATGACATGGTTGTGCATAGATATAATTACTTAGATTCAACAATGATTCGTTATAGCAAGGGATATAATCAAAGATATATACCGCGCCAGCACGATCAAATGAATCAATAAACTCAGTTAAGTTACTATCAAATGCAGTTTGACTATGTATATCCATTGTATAATCATAATCAAATGTTGTTTTTAAGAATCTATCAGTTACCGGGGCGCTTACTGCGATTGAACCAGTTTCATTAAATTTAACAACAGTACCAAACAATGAATTATGTTGTGGGTGTGGGTTAGAAATAGTTTGTGTCTTGGTATACAATGACATACCCATTTCAGTAATGACATTACCATTCAATGCCATGACGTTGAGTTTGTTCTCACTTTGACCCAATGTGGTATCAATCAAAGAAATAATCAATCTATCTTCATTATCGGTACCAGCAAACACGTTTACAATATTTGTTTGATTAATCACATATGCTATGTCAGCGGCGTCGCCTAACGGGATAACAACTTGCAAATCACTTGCAGGCCACACACCTGAAGGATATGCACTTGATGTTAAATCTGTTGCAAATGCAATAGCTAATGTAATCACACCAGTAGTAAGATTGACACTAGTATATTCCATAGTATAATTATTACTATAGATATTCTGAATGGTCAATATACCAATTTGCGGCATTCTTGCTGCAATGTCAGGACTAACTGATATCGTAGTTGAACCGTGAGTAAAGCTACTTGTTGAATCAACAGATAAAAACAAGTTAACAACAAAACCATTAATATAAATGTATGTGGGTTGGAATGAGTCCGCAGCAACTAATGCACTCATTGTACCAAATTTTCTACCTTCACAAGTAAATCTAATTACAGCACCTTCTTGGTCGTTATCAACTACACCGTTTGGTACTCCAACCATAACTTCACTAGCCCATTTATTACAAGCAACACTTGCACCGAACAATTCTCCTGGACGCAAATCAGCATAGTTAGTTGACTTCATTAAGAATTGAGAGAACACTAAGTTGTAGCTTCTAAATGTTAATATGTCACCTGCTTTTAATCCAACTGGCCCAATCAAGATAACAGTACCCACGTTTGTTTGTGCATTGCCAGGGATAATAATATATTTTGTTGTTGGTAGCGGAGTTCCATTCCACAAAACAATGGAGTTAGCTGTGGGGATCCATGCAACAGTTAAAGCAAAGAAAGGTGTATTAATGTTTTGGTCATACTTGATTTGATAATTTTCAATAATAGCATCGGCTACCCAAACACGACCTACATTAGAAATTGTATGGACATTGTCAGTAGTGGTAAACGAAGCATTAGGAGATCCAACAAATACACGAGTACCGTCATAGTTAGTTGCAATACTTGCACCAAAGTTATCACCAAAGTTAACAACCGGAGGTTGTGCTGCACCTACTAATTGATAGTTAATATGAGAATGATATACCGCTGCACCTGCAAGAGATATATGTTGCATTGTACCTACGATAAAGAATGTTGTACAATTAATAGTTGTTGTGATATCAATACTAGCATTGTTGCTTGGTGCAGTATTGAATGTAATATAGTTACCAGTAAATGAGTAAGTAGAAGTTGCTTGCACTGTATTATTAATTTTAACCACAGTGTTTGCTGAATTTCTTACAGTGTTAGGTGTAGAAATATGCGCTAATCTAAATCCAACAGTAACACCGTCACCTGTATAGTCATTTACTAGTGTGTTTTCATACAAACCAGTAACAACCGTGTAGATAATATCTTGGCTAAAGGATGCTGCATACACAATTGTACCATTGTATGTAGTAACTGCTATAATTTCTTCAGTATATACGGTAGTTGTGTTAGCATCAGGATCGTAAGATGTATGAGTTACAGTATATAATTGGTCTCCTGCAGTACCGGTATTGCTGAAAGATACTTGAATACCAGTATAGATGTTTTGACTTACGTCACCTTCACATACAAAGTAGTTATTGTTTTGAATTGCATTAATTGCAAGAATACCAACTTGTAGATAGAATGTTATAAACGAGACACGCTGACCTTCAGTAATACTAGATAAAGCGTTACCAAAAATGACAAATGAGTTTTTGTTTAACGTTGTTGGTTGTGCTAACACAAAACCCAAATTAGTGAATTCTAAATTAGGGTCTCTTGCAAAAGACAATAGATATTCTGATGCACCATAATCACCCTGTTTATTTTTTGCACCAACATATAATACATTGCTATCACCGGAGATTGCCATAGCATAGCCGGCTTTCACATGATAAGGATTCCCATCACCATCTACGCCTGAAGGTAAGTTAATAACTTGCTCAAGCACGGGGTATCTGATATTACTTTCGCTAGGAATTCTATAGATAAAGATATGGTTATTTGTATATGTGTCGTCTGGAGATGATACCACCATCACTTCATCACTGTAAACAATTACTGATCCAAATGCTGCAACAGTCTCAGTTTGATTTGTTGCAGGATTATACCATCCATCTTTATATGATAGGAAATAGTCAGTAAAGAAAGTGCCGTCGCCATTGATGCTATCCAAATAATGATATATTTTGTTGTCGGCAGCATCTCCAACTACATATCCTAACACCGGCACATTTGCAACTGCTGTACCAAACTTAATAGTAGTAAATGCATTATTGCTTCTAGTTTTAGGTAGTTCATTATGTAAGTAGTTAGGTGTTTTGCTATAAACAGTCCACTCACCGTTTTGATTCTCATCTACCCAAACTAAATTAGTATCAAATTCTTGATTGTTTAACGGTAAACCAACAATATCTCTAGAAGTAATAACACGTTGACTTTGTAATAAGAAGAAAGCTCCGTATCCGTTAACAACTGATGTGGTTTTTACTAAGTTACTTGTAACTACAATTGAAGTTAAATTGTTGATTGCTTTTACAGTATAGTAACCATCAACTCTGGAATCAAAGTTTAGTATACCTACAATTTGACTTACTTGTAAATTGTGTGCACCGGAGAAATTGACAGTGATTGTTCCGTTTAAGTTATTAATGATATTAGTTACTGCGATGTTTGTTGGCAATGGTGTATATACATCCCAACTACCATTGACATTGGCTAACCAAATATAGTCACCTCGATAGATTGCGTAAATACTACCGTTTGGTAATGAAGCTACATTATATCCCAATTCAACAACATCATCAACATTGACGTATCCAGCTGTTGGGATTCTACCAACAATACTAGATTCACTTAGTGTTGCTAAGATATTAGTATTTGAAATATTTCTAGCATAGTTCTTAACTTGATTCAATGGAATCTGTTGCTGACTGCCTTCTACATTAGTGTCACCAACAACACTAACAATCGCTGGATTTCCAGTAAGTTTAGATTTGTCAAGTGTAACTTGAATAAAGTTGTGGTTATTCAAACCACTGTACTCACTGTTCTTAATAGCCCAGTTTTCATGTACAGTATAAGACAATTCATTGTTGTTGATTTGAATACCATTCAATCCTTGTGCAGCTTGATTAGTACCTTTAGACTCAATCATGCTCTTATACAAGTTAACTTGTGAAGGATCATCAAAATCAGCATCAGATAAGTATGGGCGTGGTCTATAACCAATCAAACTAAAGCTCAACAAATCAGCATCATTGGCTAAGTTAGCTTGATTAGGGTTGTAGAACTTGATTGACTCCACAGATTTTGTACTAGGGTTAGGCAACATGTTTTGTTGAACCATATCATATGTTGTTTGATCCCAATACTTATTGTCAAAAGTTGCACTTGGTTGAACCACATCAACATTAGCCATCCAATAGCTGTTCTTATAGTTAACTACTGTACCTTTAACATATTTTGTATTGGCTTGCCAATCATTGATATTGTCTTGTGCAAGAATAAACCCAGCAGCATTCAATGAACCATTCCAATTTGCAGATTTAGAACCACGCAAGAAAATACGTTGTTGGCGTAATCCGGTTACTGGGTTATAAATCAAGTCACCAAACAATGTTGTATTGTCAAATACAATAACATGTTCAATTGTACTCACTGTTGCATTGAATAGTGAAATTGAATCACCTGAATTCAATGTTTGAACTGATAACTTTGTATCTGAACGAGTAATAGCTAAATCATTTATTGCGATTGGCAATAGATTTTGATTTAAGATAAAGTTGTCTTTTTGCAATGTCAATGGTTGTACAATTGATTGACCATTATCAACCACAAGTTGACTTGTTCCTGGGTTGATACTAATAGTTGAACCAACAGTCCATCCTGTAGTAATCCAATAGAGAATCTCATTCAACATTTGATCCCAAGATAGAACAATGCCGTTCTCTATATTGTTGAATTGGAACCCTTGACTTTCTAAATAAACACCGTAACCTTTAACAAAGGTCAATAAATCTTGAATTGAATAAAACTCAGCGCCGTACGGATAGACTTGGCTGCTAGTTGCATCAAAGTTTCTAGGTATTTGAACTGAATTTGTATTAACAGTAATAGTATCATAGATACCTAATTTAGGCAAACACGCTGAAAAATATGAATTGAACTGTTTGTTACCATAAACTTTATAACCATTTTGAGTTATTTGAATAATAATACTTGAATAAACTAATGTGTCTGTTGGTTGATTGTTATATAAAAATACACTATAACTATCGTCGGGAATTAATAATGAATTGGTATTTGTAGAACTCATTTCCAATGAGAACTGCAAGTGTGACTTATCACTAAATCCAGCCATTCTATATGCTAGTCTTACATCGGCGTTAGTGAATAAGTTAACGATTTGACTGGTTCCGTTCATACCAAACTGTTTTTGATAATCAATAATCCAGTTTAAGTAACTATGTTCTGCTGATGTAGTATCAGTTCCATAGAAATTCAATAGATTGGTAGGATCACCAATATTTGTACGTAGTCTATTATAGACTAACCATTGACTAAACTCTTGGCTGTATGCATATACATCCAAATCAATATTGTATGTGAAGAATTTAGCAGGACGTAACAATGCGGTAAGTTGTACTAAATCAAATGGCCATGAACTGCTAGTGCGATATGCAAATTCTGTAGGTCCCATGTCGCCCACATTCCAACTGTTCTTAAACTTGTTGAAATCATAACTACCAACAATGCCATTAAATGGATATACCAAGTTACCTTGATTATCAACAGGTATCATTGACAATAAGTTTGGACGAATGCGTTTTTGATTTACATAAGGATTACCGTCATTATAAACATATCCTTTGCTAATATCAGTCCACATTACTAAGTTTTCACTTGTGTAGGGTGCAGCACCATAATAACTGTCCCACCATGTTGGTTTTACATACAACCCTAACATTTCCCATGGACGTGTATGTGGGTAAGTGGTATCATATAACCAAAGATAGATACCTCTCCAGTTACCTTGTGTTAATTTTGAATTATTTGACTTAAGTCCGCTGCCTGAATAGTTCCAAGTTTTTTCATTATGTGCGTCATAATACTGTGTTGAATAGTCAACACGATTTATACCAACCCAACTTAAAAACTTAGGAGAATATGCCGCTAAAAACTGTTCAGGTGTGTACCCTACATCTCTATTCATACCTGGAATAATCTCATCCATGTTGATAGGTGTGGATACTGCCACTTTCAAGTTGTTGTAGACACGCATTTCATATTCAAACAAAACCTTGTCACGTAAATCAGTTAACAATCCATTAGCATAATCACCGTATAGTTTAGTCTGTGAACCATCATGACCTCTTATGAAGTATGTTGGGGTTGAATATGTATCATCTAACACCAACTCAGGTAAGAATGCTGGGTATAATCCCAACTTAGTTGGTGTACTTGGTACAAAGTTTCCATATGTTTGTGAATATTCATTGATAGTGATAATATCATTTGGCAATAAGTCACTAATGATTTCTAATCTAGCAGTAGTAGGAGAAACAATATAATCAACATCTCTTATAAGTTGAGTTACTGTTGTACCTTGTGCTTCTACCGTACGTGTTAAATATACCAATACGCTGTTATAGTTAGCAGTAGTAAAATTATAAACTTGACTCAATTGAAAATATGAGATTGGTAAGTTAGTTTTAAAACTATAGGTATTTGATACGGTAGGAGTTTTGCTTGGTAGCATATCACTCCAAAAGAATGGGCTTGATTCTGTACCGGACGCTGTTATATTACCGATAATATCATCTAACAATGTTGCAGTTGATTGTGTTAAGTCTAGTTGCAATGTATTGATACTTGCAACCATTAAATTTTTAAATTTATCATACTCATACGCATTATATGATGCAGCAGAGAAAAAGTTAAAATCATTATTTCTAATAAACGCAGCCGGTAACACTAGCGGTGCACTGTTTTGAATAATACGTGTACCGTAGGGAACTAAGTTACCTAAATCTCTAAAGTTGTTTGCTCCAAATGCACTACCACTTAAGTTAGAAATATTATTACAAATGCTCTTGTAATGCCCACGAACATCACCCAACGTGATTAATCCAATCGCTTGGTTAAACGGGTTACTTTCCATAGTTGTTGGTATCTCGTAGTAACCAATTTTACTAACTTGGTCACTATATAACATAATAACAACCGGTGTACCTATAGCAGGGATAGTTGTTAATGTAACAGTTGTACTGTCACTTGTTGTGGAGACTGTATACTGTGATGAATCTATACGAGAATTATCAACATACACAACAATAGTAGGCCATTTAGTGCTAGTTGGATCCTTCATTGCAATATCTAATGTGAATGTAGGAATATAAGGTACACCTGTGTACTGAAGATCAAACACTTGGTTTTGATAACTTGTATCAACTGCCGTTTGCCAACCAATGTTCCTAGTAAAATTTATATTTGAAGAATAGTCATAAACGTATGCAGTTTTTACAAGCGCAGTTGTTGACACATTGTTCAATGAATAGTTGAAGGTTGCGCTATTCAATGAGATATTAAACTCAACGTCACCTAAATTACTAACGCTAGTATAGCTAATAGGAAATCCCAAAATGCTATCGTTAGTACCAGTACCACGTTTGTACTCTAGTAAAGTACAACCAACAAAGTCTGAACTAGGATAGTAATCTTGTTCACCTAAACTGTTACCCAAGTAATCAAACAAATCAAATAACGGTGCTTGATTAACTGTTGTTTTTTGTTGTGTTTGTATCCAGTTTAATCCATTGAAGTAGAAAGATAATCCTGCATTTGAATCGCCGGCTAATACTGATACCATGTCGTTGAAGTTAATTTCAGCGATTGGTGCTAACACAATTTCAGGTTGCACAACCATAGTAGTTGTTCCTGTACCAAAAGTACCCGGATCAGCTGGATACAACAATGTAACAGATGTTTGAGTACTGTCAGTTACAATGTAAGAACCGTTATAGTTGACGTTACTATTATTGGTAACAAAATAATATCTACCTACTGTAGGAGGTACAACCTGATGTGGGATTGCAAAGCGTACTTGTGAATATCCTCTTGCCAAAACAGTTGTTAATGTTACTTTTGAAGAATCGTCAATAGCTTCAATTTGTGCTTCATAGATTTTGTTTCTAACATCTGGATTAGAATCAGCAGCAAAAATAATCTTAGTTCCATCATTGATTGACGATGTATTACCGTCAGGCATATAGCTAACTTGACCTGCTACTTGAGTAAAAGCATCAGTTGTGTTAAAGTCAATGTAATTTACACTTCCTCTAGCGACAGAACCATAATTGAATAGTTTCAAGTTAGGATAGAATTCTAAGATTGGGCGTTTAGCCATGCTTGATGAACTACTTAATGCGGCGCTTGCTAAAGGTGCGATTAAGTTGTTGCTAATTGACATTTTTAAAACATCTGTATGGAACCAACGATTGCTTCTTGACCATGCATTTCTATTCAATGCACCGCGATTGATAGTAAGATAATCAGGAGTTACTGGTAAAAAGAATGATTCACTAAAAGGTAATGCGTCAAAACCATGAGTTGTGTCATCAAACGCGGTTGTCAATGTTTGACTATAATTTTCAGGCACTGTTAATTCAGATTCAGGCACCAACACAATGCTAGTACCAACGCCCTCAACATAGTATAAGTCTGTTAAGTATTTTTGTGGTACAACATTACCTTGGAATTGAACTTTCAATCCATTTGTGAAAGTGATTCCATTTGGACTAGTATATGTTGCTTTACCAATAATATCATTAACGTCAAGTATCACAGAGATGTTAGAATTGATAAGTTTTATTTTACCAAACTTAGTAGGATCAGTACCATCTTGATAATACAATGTATCATATGAAGCTGTAATGATTGGTACTAATGAGATATAGTCGTATGAATTTTTAACAAACTGTCTGCCAATATATTGAGTACCTGACTTGATTACAATTGCTTGATTGTCAGGTATTAAACCAACCGGTGTTAGTTTAGTTGTAGTTGTTCCATCAACACCAACTAGATAGGTAATTTGATAATAGTACTTGTTAACTTCAATTGATTGACCGTTAATAGTTGATGTTGAAGTTGGAGAGATTTCTGTAAATATTACAGTTTTGTTGTTTAGGAAAGAAACACTATCAATGATAACATCACTTGCTAATAGACCATCAACTTGCTCAACAGTTAAATTACATGCTAAATCAACTTCTAATCCAACTGGATAAATCATTGAATCTTGGTCATCGGCGTTAGGTACATTGAATGTGATTGTACCATCAGCTAACCCGTTATTAGTTACACCAAATACTTCTCTTGTTGAAATGTTTGATTTAGTTGAATCAATACCAGAAATCCCAGGCTCAGTTTGTATCCAAAAGTTTGTAGCTTGGTTAACTACAAACTCATATGTACCACCACGAACTAATGTAATATCAGGGTTAGTTTGTGTTATGTTAAACTTGTTAGTTGTAAATGAATAATCTAATATATTATCGGTAACTTGATAATTTAACTGTGAATATATCTGAGTGTTGGTAACTGTTACTGGCTCAGGACCTTCTGGAATCCAGTAGTACTGACTATAGTTAATCATTTTATCTAAATCAACAAAACTATCCCATGAATAGAATTCACTAGAGAACAATAGGTTGTGGTTATCTGTGATGGAACCGTTATGTTTCAATGCATCTATTGTTCCGGGGTATGTGAGTAAGTCAACTGCTTTATTAGTACCTGTTTTTGTAAAGACAATAGCAGGTTCAAGTTGATAGTTTTTACGAATACTAGTGGGTTCACTGATATATTGATCGGTTGAGTTGACACCATACCCAAACTTACTACCAATAAAACCTTGAACTCTATTAAAGTCAGGTTGTTGTACCAACACATCTAATGTAGATGATAAAAATTGTTGGTTAGGTGTGGTTTGAAAAATCTCTGGTAAAAAATCAAGTGTTCTAATTGTTGCCATTTATATTACCTATATTATCCTGCGGGGGTCAATGCAGCCGGTGTTAGAGCTGTGATTACTGTTATGTTTGCTGCGGTAGCTGCGCTTACAAAAATTTCATATGGTGCTGAGTTAATTTCATACAAATCACCAAACGTTAATGTTGGGTCATTTGGAACTAGAATAGCAGAGCTAATCATATCTCCCATCTCAGAATGCAAGTATGCACTTAATTCACTGAAATAGAAGGTGTCACCAAAGTCCCAGTTTGTGATGTCAAAATATGAGTTGATGTTAGTTAGTGCTGTAGAAATAATTTCTCCATCACTAGCGTTTGTTGTTGATGACTTAACTAACTTGATAGTCCCTTGCAATTCAGAAGGAGCTTTTGATCCAAACAATGGTTTGAACTTAGCACAGTTTAAAATTACGCTGTCGGTTAACATCTTATAACTATTTAACTGATTGTAATCCTGTGTCAATTCAGTTATAGTTGGTACTAATGGTTCACTTACTTTACCAGTAGTGTCAGCTATCCAGTTTTGATAACTAGTATAATAGCCTTGTGGCAACACATACAAATCAATAATGTTAGTAGTTGCAGGATCAACACGGTTAGTGTCACTTGATACATGTCTATATTGGAAATACATACCCTGACGACCATACTTAACACTATATGTAGGGGCTGATACTAAATCAACAATGTTATTGTATGTTGGATCTTGTATCAACTGATAGAATCTGTTTTCTAACACTGCATAAAATATTTGACCAACAGGGTAATCATACTTAACCAATGCAATATCGCTTAGTGTTCCATAGCTATAAACAATATCAGTAGATGCTACCATAACATTTCTTGTTAACAAGTTTGTGTCTGTTATTTTATTAAAGAACGCAAATTGTCTTAGATTTAAAGAACCATAATTATAACCAGTAATCTCATTAAAGAAGTCTGGGTTTTTATTTGTTCCAGGAACTGTCAAGCCCGATGTAGATACTTCAATAGAATAGTCATCAACGTATCCGTCACTTTCAATCATTTGACCAACTACTTCTAATTTCACATCTTGTGCAATTGGATAGTTAGAACCATATTGACTATTTGATTTCAATACAGTAATAGTATCTTTCATCAATTCACCAGTAACTGGATCATAGATAATTTTATCTCTATCAAACACAAATTTAATGTTAGCTACACTACCAAAGTAATAAATGATTGAACGGTATGTTACTTGATAATTGTTATTACCTAAACTTAAGAATTTTACAAAATAGCTACTGTCGTCAATTGTGCTTAGTGACCAACGTTCTTGATTAGCTAAGAATGAATTATTGTAAACCAATGTAAAACTTTGATTTAGTGTCACTGATGTGATGATATTTTGAATCAGTGCATTGCCAAATACGTTTGTAAATGACGGTGCGATTGAAACTAAGATACATCCTGTTGGTACAGGATTAGTTAATGTGATCGGGCCCAATCCAGTTGAGAGGTTACCTTGACCTGCGTTTGATCCATCACCAACTACATTTGATACACTTGTCCAAATAACAGTGATATCACTTGGTCCAGGTAATCCAGGAACTAAACGATTATTTACATCAAAGTAAAAACCTGCAGGTGGAATAAACCCCAACAATGCGCCTTCAGTAATGTACTTAACTGTGTTACTTGCATACACACCTACACTAATTGGAGCAAGTGTAGTTAAAAAGAAACCAGTACATTCAGTTGCATCGTTGGTTGTTTGTTCCCAAAATACTTCACCGGTGCCAGAATCAGCTTGTGCCAAGTAACGATCAAACTCTTGTACGTAAAATTGATATGAGCGGTTGCTACTAAGGATACTTGCTAGGTTGTCTGTTAAGAATCTAACAATATCATTAGTAGTAGAAACAGTTAAGTTAACAAAACCATCATCAATAATTTGAAACAAACCACCGTCATCACTAAAATCATTAGTGCTTGAATAACGTGCGCTTGGATCTAATAAATCATAATTACGGCTTACACCAATACTACTACGATTCAATGCTTTGCTTTTGATAATTGAACTGTATAGTGTAAATGGGAAGTTATTGTAGTCTTCGCCATTAACCATACGATTTTGCGTATAGTAACGTTGAGGAGCACGTTCTTTGATATTAGCTAATGTTTCACGAGCTTGTGCATTTGACACTGGTAATGTCAATTCAATACCAATAGTCAACGTTTCAGTGCGTCCATTTGCACTGACATATGGAATTTGAACTGTTGTGCCTTGGAATTCGCTTGGATCAATCGTATATGTTGTGGCGTCACTTGCACGTAAATAAGCAATAAAATTACCTACAGGAATCTGACCAAATACACCATCACCAAAGTTATAAGTTACTTGGTCATTATATCCGGATGTTGCGCTGAACACTGTTTGGTTTGGTGTTTTAGTGTAACTGGTAGAATATATGCTATCTACCTGAGTCCATTTACTTAATGCTTGTGAGATTGAATCAATTTTGTACAACCAAGTATCTTCATTGTTAATACCTTGAATTGGGATATCAACTGTTTGATTTGCTAATTGATTAGCTAAACTAAAATTATATGTTTCAAGTGTACCTTGCTTAAAGTATAAGAAGAATCCTGTATTTGCACTACCATAACCCAACATATCATTACGATATAAAATATTGAAAGTAGTAGTTGTTCCTGGGTCCATTTCATATAAACTTGTTGAGTTTACGCTAGACATACTAACACATTCAAATGTCATGTTTATGTTATTGACATTAGCTGAGAATGTAAATGTTGGGAGTGTTCCTGTGGGAACTTGAACGCTATATTCATCAGTTTGTACATCAGCAATACTTGCAGAATGTCCTGGATTACCGATTCGTTGGCTATTAATTAAGGCAGCATTCAATACAGTATTAAATTGTTGTTGCCAATTTTGATTAGCAGCATCATTCCAAAGAATGGTTAGATTCGTTAAGTTAACATTGTTAATATCACGCAATTGCTCGGTAGTTGCAATATTGGTAATTTTTACAAATCCTTGACCACTCAGATTACGTTTAGGATTATATCCAACTAAGTTGGCTAATTTAATTACACTATCTCTACGTTCAGCAGTATCAATGAAATTTTCACGGGTATTTAAGTCATTACGAAAAGCAAGGGCTTGGCCCATGTATGCAATAACGTCAAGCAAAGCAACATATTCGCTAGATTCTACATAGTCATTAAATGTTTCAGGATAGTTGGCGCGTAGATAGTCCACGAACACTTTTCTTAGTGTTTCGTAGTCATAGCTCTGGAAATCTGCTTGGCTATAATTTTTATAGATTGATTTCCAATCGTTTACCCCAAAGATTGCTGATTGTCTTGAACTTGTTGCCATAGGTTTATTCTCTCAATAATGTATTTATCATTACAGAAAATGGCGTTTTTTACTGTTGGGAGGCGGTGTTGCTACCTTGGTCAAATAATATTTGCAATGTTTGTACGTTGTTGAAGGGCACAACTGCAAATTCTACTTCTAAAAGAATACCGTTATCTTGGTTATACATCTGAATATTATTGATAACCATTCTAGGGTCAAGCGCACCAATTCTTCTAATTTCAGTGTCCAATGCTGCTTGGGTAGTCGTGTCATTTGGTTCAAAAATAAAAGACCACAATGTTGTTCCATATTTGGGGTTCCCTGGCTTAGAACCCTGCGTAATATTCAACGCATTTATAAAGTCACGAATTACGATTTGTTCGTCATACCCTGTAAACTTTTTACCAAACAAGTTGGGTTTGGTAAATCCTCCGATGCCAGCATCTGCTCCTGTTCCAATCTGAGTTGGACGAACGGTTGTGTAATTTTGTGTGTTAAAACCAATGAATGTTGCCATACTTTATTTATGCAGTTAATGAATCCACTTGTTGAGTAGCCTGAACATACTCAGCATGTGCTTGTAGTGTCGCTGGATCAGTATCACCGTTCATGTCTCTTGCAGTTGCCCATTTATCTTTTGCTTGTTGTTGCTTTTCTACTGCCGCATTTAATTGAGAAACTTGTTTATTTTTAGCTTCAATTTGAGCAGTAGAGACAGTAGCAGTAGATTTTCCTGTAAGATTAATTGGTGGAATCTTAGGATCTCCTAATAATCTACGTGACTGAGCTTCAACTGCCGCAATCTTATTAGTAGCAGTTGCCATTGTAGGTAGTGAAGTTTTGAACGGACCACCAAGACCTAGTGATCCCAGTACTCCGGATAACTGTGATAAGCCTGCTTTGTTTAATCCCGATGATGCCATACTCAACAATCCGCTAGATTGTAGTTTAGTTGCCACACCTTGAATTGAAGATACAAAACTCTGTGTCGTACCTATCGCACCTGAAACATTAGTGACTAATGTTGATACTGGTCCTGTGCCCGGTATTGATTGTACGGGTGTTTGTCCGTTTGTTACAACGTTGCTGATTGCGGTCAATCCACCGGCTACTCCTCCCACTACCGCATCATTTGATGCTACGCTTAATGTGACAGGGGTATCAGAAGGTGTGCCACCTGATGTAGTTACTAATTGATTAATATTTGAATTATTACTTACATCTGATGATACAGTGCTAATATCAGTACCTTTAGCTAAATCCATGACCAAAACAACACTGTTGACGAATCCTTGATTAGAAGATTGTTTATTCAATATGTTGCTTGCATCTGCGTATGTAGTTGGGTTAGCCGGTGGCAAATCTGCTGCTGTTAGTTCAGCTTGTAACCCATCATTTGCTGCCGACAGACTGATTGGAACGTTAGGTTCCAATGCTCTAAATGCTGAGATAACTTGGTTAAATGCCCCCGCAGTATTGTCTTGTAATCCTTTTAAGAACGAATCTACTTTAGTAGAATTCAAACGTTCCTCAACGTCCAATGATGCAAATAAACCACCTGACATTAAATCATCAATAGAAGAACTGATGTTATCATATGCATTACTGATTCCATTCTCGATAGAATTTTCAAGATTAGATACTGTTGTTGAAATATTGTTTTCAATATTAGAAACAGTGGATGAAATCTTATCTTCAACGTTATTGATTGTACCTGAAATATTATCGCCAATTGCTGAAATGTTTTTAGTAAACCCTGCAGTATCACCCTGAATTAACGATTTAGCTGCATTTCCTGCATATTGTAATGTGGGTTTTAATCCTGCAACAGCGGTACTCATAATCAATCCACCGGTTTGTGAAATAGCCTCTTTACCTGTAATGACACCTTGATTTACTAGTGTATCTTTAGCTTTGTTTAATAGTGTTGATGCAATGTTAGTTTGAACCAAAGTGTTTCCTACTAAATCAGCAAGACTATTGATACCATCTTTACCAGTAAAGAAGTTAGGTGTCATTGATTGTTCTATTGATTGTCCGGCATTAATTGATGCTTGAACAGCAATATCAGATCCGGGTTTTAAGTAACCGGCTGTTACAAGTTGTTGAGGTGTTAGTCCCAATGAACCAATGACAATTTGTTTATTAGTTCCCGTATCAACCACCGCGGCAGATTGTTGAATTGCTTCTCCTGCTGGTCCTGTTGAAGCAGTTACAGCCATTTGAGAAACCATAGCTGATGTTGTTGCTGGATCAATTGAGCCTGAACTTGCTACTTGAGATGTAGTTGGTACTGTTGCAACAAGAGTTTCATTAGTTGGGTTAATTGGTGAAGGTGGGACTGTTGAATTAACTTGAGTTACTATTGGGGAAGGAACACTAGCAACTGCATTACCTGAATTTAAATCAGCAGTAGCATCGACTCCTTTTCCTGCAGCAGCCCACGGAGCATGAGCAGGGGCACGACTAACAATACTTGATAGTTTTTGCGGAGCAGCCGCATATCCCACGTTAGAATCATACAATGTATCAGTGTGTAATACCCTAGGAAGCTGACTTGCTGGTAATGGAACAGTTGGACAGATGCCACTATTCATCATAATCATTGGACCACCTTTTAAATATACTGATCCTAATGTTGCTGACAATCCAACATCATTACCTGCTAATACGCTATAACTACCACCTATATGATGTGTATGAGTACCCAACACTGTAGTGTTCATAGCTTTACCAGTGAAATGTGTTGTATTTTCTTGACTTTCAATGTGTGTATTTTTACCAAAGATGTTTAAATCTCTACCTGCATTCATGTTGATATCTCTATCAGCATGTAAGTTCAAATCACCTTGTGTTCTAATGTTTACTGAGTTTGTTGAGTACATATCAATTGTACCCTCTTTACCTAACTCAATATAGCTTTGTCCGTTGCTATGCATAATGAACAATGTTTGCGCCGCATCGTTCATTAATATAGTATGACCTTGTGCAGTACGAATTCTAACCAATTGGTCATTGCCTTCAACATCACCGTCGTCCATAACAAATGTATGTCCACCTACTCTACCAGTGACTTTTAAACTAGCATCAGGAACACTGTTATCATTGATTGCATTTTGAATATTATCATCAGTATATCCACCTGCATATATAGGACGACCCGGAGTACTGATACCAAATACTCTACTAGGGCTTTCACGCTGAGAGCTTGAACCAATAGGACCCCTATCCGGATCTCTCAATAATCCTTGAGCATTATAAATCGCAGCTTGATAACTATGTACAGGTCTTGCTTGGTCGCTTAATACACCTGAGTTTGCATTCTTGTCGTTAGCGTTGTTTATTTCTCCAACCGGAAGACGCAATGCACCACCATAACTAGCACCCTCTTGATTGTTCAATATAACTTTATCTGCGGCACCAATAGCAGGCACCATATGATTAAGTCCTGGAATAGGAATGCAGCCAATGTAGTATCCAAAGTTAGGATCTCCATTAGCAAATATGCATAATACTTCTGTGCCTATGTCAGGAGGTGTCATCCACATGCCATAACTATGTGGATTACCAGCAAAACTTCCATTGTCATTTGTACTTGATTCATTCGGGGTATACCCAAAGAAAGGACTTAGATAACGAATGGGGCTTGACCAGTTAGCAGGAATATCTTCAGGATAAGCACCGTTCATTCGTTTCAACAATACACGAATCATACCTGTACGGGTAGGATCAATGTTGTGCTTTACAATACCAACAATGGGATGCGGGAATAAGTTTGCGCCACCTCTATCATCACTAAACTGTTTGGGTGCTCTATACTGATTGACTGTATCTTCTGGCATTAATATTCCTTATTTTGCAAAACGGTTAGTAGTTTTATTACTTGTATCATATTGTTTAGTGCTGCCACGACCACCACCTGGTTTTTGTGGTTTCACTGCTTTGTTTGCATTTTCATCTTCCGAATCCCAACTATTTCCACTTGAAACCACACTAGAAAACGGAGTATTATTAATATATGCTATATCAGCTTGTGTAGATGATGTAGATTGATTTGCCGGTTTAGCTGCCGGTGTTTCTCTTTGCGTTTCTTTAGTAGTATCACTTTTCGTTGAAAACGGTGGGATAATTGTTTTCAATTCTTGTGTGAACATTCCCCTGCTAAAATTACTCTTAAAGGATATAACCATATATATCATTCTATTTCCAGCTATAGCCTTTACTTCATTAGGATAGTCCCAAAAAACAATGTCATTATTTGGCTCTAATAGGCCTGAATTAATATTATAATCAGTGACTTGTCTGAATCCAATTTCAATAAAAACTTGGCCAGTTGCAGGATTCAGTGTATAATCATTTCCATACCACTGTTGTGCTACTAGGTTTTCTGCACCTGCTTCTGATGTAACTAGATAATCAGGATCACCTAAAATTTTAATATGTGCGTTTATCTGATCGCCCGGGCTATACAAAGCAGTTCTTACTGTATTGGGATTTTCTTTTGAATTAGGCAAAGAACCAACACCAGAAGCATCTGATACTGTTTTTTGACTTGTGGGCGCAACATCTTTGTTTGGCGTAGTAGCAGCTTCACTACTTGCGGCGCCTGTAGTAAAGTATAGCATGTTATATGTTTGCTCATACGACAAAATTTCAGTATTTTTTCCTGTGTACCAATAATCATAACGCTTAAATGCACCTTTATAAGATGTGGTAGTTTTGACTGCAGGTGAACGAACGTATGGTACTTCTTTTTGTTGTATCAAATAACGAATTTTATATGCAAAGTCATGTCGTTTATGGTCAAATTTCTTTTTAATAATTTGAGGTGTCACGTGATACCAGTACAAAGGTTTTGGTTTAGCGTTAGTTGAATATCCTTGTTCGGTAGATTTTGTTTTATCAATAATTTCTTTATCTACTACTTCCAATGCCTTAGATACAAAAGTACTTTGTGTGATAATTTGATCTATCACGCTCATAACTGTACTACCGGGTGCCAATTGAATTTGTCTTTTTTGCTTTACAACTTCAGATTTTGCACTGTCAGCAAGTCTAACATTAATATTCAATCCACTAATTACATCCGGCATTGGGGTTGAACTAATGACATAATGATTCTTATCTACAATATATTCATTACCTATTGTATTTGAATTTCCTACAAAGACATATTCATATTCATCTGGAATTTCTTGAGTTGCGCCTTTTTGTGACCCTGAAATAAGTTCCTGTTTTCTATTCATTGCTGCTGCAATTAAATCTAATGCAGTTTGTACAGTATCGGCGTTCACTGATGTTGCGTCTTCAATTATACCACGCTTTTGACCAAATGCCACTTGAAAGTTACTCATAGTAGCCTGTATGTCGTAGATAGCCATTTTGTTATCTAATTTAAATCCCATTTTAGTGATAGTTATTGGGAAAAGTCTTTCAAAAGCTGCACCGCCTGCTGCGCTTGATTGTGTTCCGTTAATGTCAGGTGGACCTGAAGTTATTTTGCCATCTGCATCATACCCGTAAAAATGCACAGCTAACAAGTAATCAACCATCAATGCTTCAATAGGTTGATCTAATGAACGTTGTATTTCTGATTTTTTTTGCATATCAATTGCAGCATTAATCAGATTAGTTGTAAAGCTAATACCGTAAGGTTCAAATATTTGAAACTTAAACTTGAATGATGTAGTTGAAACTTGATTGCCTTTTGGACTTACTACAGAATCAATTTCTAAATTGTCCATATACAAATCTAATCCAAAGTATGGACTTCTGTTCCCATCTATACTCTTAGTTATGCCACCGCTTTGGACTATCAAAGTCATTGATTTTAAATCCCATGTACCAGTCTGAGCAAACTGATTACCGTCTTCAGGGGTAATCATATATAATCCTAATCTATAAGTAGAACTACTATAAGTTGCTAATGGATTATGTTGACGCATTGTGGGACTAGAAGATCCATTAGAGTCACCGGTAACAATATTGTTATTATTATCAGACTGTGATTTTATTTTATCACCACTAGCATCATCGTCTGGTACTATTTGTCCAAACTCATTAACTGTTGTTGCCATATTATATTCCTAAAGCAGTTTGCAAGTTAGATAACTGAGGGATATAGATATTGATACCTTCAACAAAATCAAAAACTGGATCTTTAAGTTTATTAGGATTGCGTTGAGCAAATACCCACCACAGTCTACTGTCATTATATAAGTCATACGCCAATAGGTCAGGGCGTAAATGATATGTTGATGTGATTCCCCATAGTGTATCAGACGTATCTACTGGAATATCAACGTTAATCATAATGTCTAAAAATTGCCCATTGTAAATTTCTGAATTGTGATATGGACTTGTTTGTGGATAATTCATTACCAAATACCTCCTGCACCTCGATTGTTCCCTAACAATAATTTTCCTGTTGCATAATCTGCAAGACTAAAATTATTTGATATATCATTTCTTGTTACTACTGGTAAACAATTTATAGATAATTGAATTTTAGTAGGAACATATGTTGTTTCACCTATTGTTGATAGATTAAAAGTAGGTTGACTTGGTGCTCCACCTGGATTTAATTTAGATCCAAACAACCTATTTTTTACATAGTCTATGCCCGGATTATATGAAGCTTTGGGTGCGTTTCCTGAAGACAATGATGCACTAGTGTTAAAGGAAGCCCTGATGTAGTCTACATCATTAGGTAAACTATATGTGAATGAACTAATCAACATAGGGTGGTTGTTGAATTGATACTGGCCGTACCCAGAAAGATATACTAACGGAGGAGGAGTACCAGCAGATACACCCCCTTTAATACCATCTTGACCATAGAACATTTTAGTAGCAGATTTAAAGAAATGAATTACTGCTAACAAATAATTTGCTTCAGCGTTATCTTGTGCGGTGAAGTCACAACTGATACTTATATCATCAACATTACTGTTTCTATAGAAAAACATTTTATAGTTTGAATGTGTCAAGTCAGCAGGATCATAGTTTGCACGATATGCTGTTTGAATGGTAGGAGTATACGGGAATACTACACCATCAGTATATTGCAAAGGCCACAATATATCGCTAGAAGTTGCAGCATTGTACAAATACTTTGAACCTTTAGCTAAACTAAGTTTAACTCTCCAATCAGTTACAGGAGTTGCCGCATTAGCTTTTTGTTTGATAGAAGTTGTACTAATAGATGTTGTATTAGTGTTTGACCCATCAGTGTATACTGGTTGCCCCACTGAGTTGAACGTTTGGTTACCATTACTATCAGTAACCAAAGTTGATCCGTCACCAAATGTTTGAATACTAGATCCATCATCAAATGTTTGTGTAGAGACAACAATGTTTGCTTGTGCCTTAACGTTAGCCGCGCTTAATCTAGCGGTTTCTGCGGAAGTCTCGTCTGTTGCAGGCTGCACTGCTGGTTCAACAGTGTCTATAAGCCAAGCAACAACGTTTCCTGGACCTGGTAATGTAATTGCATGTGCTCCTGAGCCGTTAGGATCATCTGATTCTGCTAATGTAGCTAATCTAGTATTAGGAGGAATTTGTAAATTTGCTGGAGCATTTTCAACTACGTATGATACCCCGCTTATTTCAATACGCATGGCAGTTTGTTCTGTTGCCGCAGGTGTTGAAACCGTCTTAGTTATAGCGTTTATAACCGAAGCATTAGTGTTTGCTTGTTCGGCTACGGGGTCTGAATTTGATACTGTTGGATCTGCCATGGTGAATATACCTTTACTAAATATATTTATCGCATCAAAAAACCACCATTTTTACCGTAATCTGTTGCATTTTTGCAACGAAAGTATTA